ATTTACAGGTACCCTTGCGGTAGTGCTTACTCTCCGGTCGGACGTGTCGACCGCACGTCTCACATTTCTTTTTACCCGGAATGTGTTTAGCGCCGGGCGGTATCAGTAGTGGCCCACCCTCGCCGCCGAATGATGTTTTACGGCGCGGTATCTCAGTCTGTTGAAAGGCCATCAGGCACTTCCCCTTCTATGATCGCAGTGAGTTGCTTAGCGATTCCGTTGTGGCCGTCCGCTAATCCGGTGTAGTACATGGCTTTCCAGTGTTCACTGTGCTCGCGCAGTTCGATGGCGCGGATCAGTTCGCTGTTGCGTTCAGCGATCAGTCGGCTTCGTAGTGCGACAAGCGATCTTCGCATGTCCATCATTTGTTCCTGTTCAGTTCGATGTTGCCGAAAGTGATTGGCATCCTTGAGCATTCGTCGCACAGATCGTAGGTCACCTTTTGATGGTCGGCTGTGTTGCCCCATGCCATGTCGACGGTGATACGTGACCAGAACGACGGCAGCGCTGGCACAGTGTCAACGAACCCGGTGTGACCGCTGATTTTCTTGCATGAACTGCATTGGTGGACAAGCATTCTCACTTCACCCCAATGATTCGCTCTGGTATCAATTGCAGACCTCGGCATATGTTGCTCGCGTCGGCGTCGGACATACCCGGTATGCGGAAACGAAACTCAACATCGTTGGGCATCTCTTCCACAAGTAAGAGCTTGGGATGGTAGTTCTCCCAGTCGATTTCAGCTATCACCGTGAACAGCCGGTCACCGTCAACTTTGTTGGTGCCGCTGTACCGTACCTCGCACTTTACCTCGATGCCTGAATTGAGTTGCACGCGTACGTTAGTCGGTGCCGGTCTACCGCTCACGTCTACGTTGTCGTAGTGCTCGAAGTCTAAAGGGTTGTCCTTCAACAGCTTTGACAGGTCGAATGCATCAGGCATTGCACAGTCTCCATAGTAAGCGGTAGCGATGCGAGCCGAGCTGCACGTCGACACCGTTACGCCTGTTGTGATAGCACACCACTAGGTGAGCGTGCCAGCCGGTTCTGCGTTTAGCTGTCCGAAAGTGCAGCAGTCTCATGGTCGTCTATCCTCTTCCGTTGTTCCTTACTCAGCTCGTAGCCCAGCTCCCGCATTGTCAGCGCATGCCGGTAAAGCGCTGCGTCCCAATCGAAGTCGAGGCTCGGCTTGTTGCCGAAATTCCCGGCTGGATAGGTGCGCATGTCGGGTCGTGCGCGCGTGGCGAACGCTGTACGCAAGGGGCGTGGTGTTTTACGTGCGGGCATTGTGCTTGCCTTTCCATTGCGGGAACGCCTCGGTCCACCACAGCGCGGCGTCATCTGTAGTGTGTACGTGTGATCCGTTTGGATCAGTCTCGTGGTCGTCGTTGGTCGTCATTTTGTGAAACCCTAAAATGTGTGTCGTGGGAATTTTTGAAAAATATCCCGTAGAGAGCCGAAAACCCTTGCCGCCGTTAGGCAGCAAGGGCACTCGGTGTTATGCGCCGGGTTCGCTGCGGTCGCCGTCTCCCCAGTATTCGACCATGTGCGTGAGCTGGTCTACGTCGTAGCCGGGGTCGTTGTCTATTTGTTTACCGGCGGCTTTGCTTACCTGACCCGGCGACTGTAGTTCGGCCCTCTCTTCCTCCAGAGCTTCCAGATCTGGGTCGCTCGGAAACGTCGTTGCTTCCGCCGTGAACTCCAGTTTGGCTGAGTCCTGGCTTCTCGCTTGCGTTTTCGACGCTGCCGTTTTCTTGGCCGGTGCCCGCTTCGCTGTCTTGCTGGCCATGATGTGTCCTTTCGTGCAGTGTTGGATTCCAGACGATGTTGCCGCAACGCATACAACAGGTTAATGCTACATCACCTGTTCGCGAGTTGAAGAACCTCGTCGCGTACGGCTGTTCGGTTTCTTCTACCATTTCTCATCTCCGTTCTTGTTCAGGATTACGTTGTTCCACAACACCATTGGGGTAGCAGATGATGACGGGCTTACCCATCCGCTCCGCGAAATCCACTGTGTACCATGTGCCTCCCCACAGCATACGCTCGGGTTGCTCGTTGTGTTTCGGTAACGCCACCAAACCGTATGCGGCGCTGACGATTTGGCGGTCACGGTCTAGGTATTGCATCGCCCGATGCACGGTTACCAGCGGGTGCGGTACGAAACATCCTACCGCAGCATACTTTTGGTTGATCGGAGGCCAGACATGTATCGGTATCTCAAGCTCCAGCGCTTGCGCATGCACCGCAGCGTCAGCACCGATGCACGCGCCGTGATGCACCTGCGCAATTGTGCCATCCTGTTTGCCGGTCTCGAATGTTGTTGCGAGCCAAGCCAACTGCTGATTGGTCAGCCCTTCGCGTGTGCCGGTGGTCCCGATAATCATATGTGCCAGTACCCCTCTCGGATTTCGTCGAGGTCGTCTTCTAGCTGTGCGTCGAGCCGTGCCTGCGCCCGGTCGAACGCGTCGAACATGCGATGCCCGTAAATGGTTGCCAGCCATACTGTTTCGATGATCACGATGTATATCATAGCCAGCATCTTCCGCAGACATACACCGTCGACAGCTTGGTATACCGGACACTCAGTCTCAAAGTCTTTGTGCCCCATATCAATGCAATGTTGCGTGAGAACGGGTGACGCTGCACATGGCCCTCTGAGCACCTATCCCTATAGACGGCAACATGTATCACTTGCTCGCCTCGTCTTTCGTGTCGAGGTATGAATGACGTAGCACGTCGACCACTGCGCCATACGCAGTCTCGACCCGGTAACTATTGGTATTGTCACCGCTAGTTACCTTGTCGCGCAACAGATCACGGGCCTTAACCATGACGACAAGCTCGTCGGCTGTGAACGGTGTCATCGTGTTATCTTCGGCCAATGCCACGTACCGTTACGCCCGCCCTCGTCATGCTCAATCTCTGTCATCCAAACCGGCGCTGCGCCGGGCGGAAACAGGGTGGCCATGATTGTGCCGTCGCTGCCGATGACCGCTGTCACGATGGCCGGTATGGTGACGGGTGGCGCCTCGACATGCACGATACGTCCGATGGTGGGCAGGCTCGGTCCTATTGGTTGGCTCATGGTTTTGTCCTCAATTCTGTAGCCTAGGCGTTTCATTGGTCGTTTGTCGGTGTCGAACATGTGTGGCTCAAAACCATCTCATTTCACGCCGCCCGTTCTGCGCTTACGCGCGCTTCGTTGTATACGGGAGCGCATCGGCCTGCACTGTGCCAGCCCGAACTTGCTGCCACGCCGCATCTCTCGCGCCGTGACCGATGTGCGGTAGTGCTGCGCGTAGACGTTGCCCTGAAAGTCCCCGCGCTCACCCGTGTTTGGGCACGGCGGAGTAGGCGGCGGCTGCTTGGCAGCGTCGAGCTTGTCGATAAGTGTTGCGAGCCTTGCCTTTTGATTCTTACCGAGCCGTTTCTTGTCGAGCAGCGTCCCGGTCTCGTGGGTCATGGCCCGCATGTCGCTGTATCTCATTAGTGTTTCCTTGTCCAGGGTGTGCGTAGGAACGACTCTATCCGTGTGTGGCTGGCACGTACGTAGCCAGGTTGTAGAATGCCAACGTGCGCAAGGATATTCATCAGTAGTGAGTATTCAGGCCACGGCATAGGCTTGTAGATGTACAAGTGGTGATGTCCCGGTGTTGACGACGGTAGTAGCATCACATCCATGTCGAGGTCGAGCACCGGCATGTGTGCCCCAGCACCGTAGCCTGAAATAATCTTGCTACCAACGGAATTCGATTCCGCTAACGGTAGATGGTCCCGTAGGATTTTGGCTACGTTGTCGGTTTCGATCTTCTCAGAGTCGTCGCTAAACGAAACCTCGCATTTATGAAGATCTTTCACGAACCGTGAATAACGTTGGCCCGCATCGGTATCTGTGAGCCATGTTTGTGCGATCGGGTCGCTCATTAGTCCATTCCTGTCTCTGGTGGTGCCGTTCCGACTAGGTAGCCTAGTCGGTGGAATAGGATGGCGAGCGCGTCTCGTTTGTTGCGAGACTTGGGTAGCCAGAACGTGATTGCGCTGCGGTCGTCGTCGCCCGGCACGTCGTGCAGCCGGTCGGAGCTGTGCAGGAACAGCCGTACTGCACCGTAGGTGATGCCTGTATCTGCTTGCTGTTCAACAAGTTCCACGGCGCTGGTGTTGAGGTTGATTTCCTGGCTGTACACGTTGATTCTCATGATGTGATTACCTCTACGTCGCAACACATTTCGGGGTCCAGCGAGTTGATGTGCATCGCAACCTTAACCAGCCTGTCGTAATCGCTGCTACGGTAGCGACTTACCGCCCGACCGGGACGCTTGCGTAGCTTGTGTGCCACTTCTTCGGGTCGGTACCATGACAGCGCGAATGCGGCAGCCATTAGAAGTCTGGTTCGTCGTCGGCGCTCGGGTCCGGTGTGGCCTCGAATGAGTCTTTCTCTGGCTCAGCCGTTTTCGCTTTACTGCGCTTGGGCTTGGGTGACTCTGGCTTGACGTCTATCTTGCCGTCGTCGGCGTGCTTCCATTCCAGTAGTGCCGCAAGCACATTCGGCTCTGTCACGATGTCAGCGTCAACACTGCCCGATACGTCTGCGAGCACCTGCTGTAGGTCGAACAGTTCTCGTATTTCTTTCGCGTCCATTGGTCGTCCATTCTTGTTGTGTACGTTGACGTTTGCGATAATCGCGTTGATACTGCGCACGGCACACCTTGCAGCGCGTGCGCCCATTCGGCTGAGTGTGCAACAATGAGTTGTTGTGTCCGTTAATGCATTGCCCTACAGGCCAATCGCGACCCAGCGTACGGCGCGCATTCTCAAAGTTGGTTAGTAGCCGAAGGTGTTTCACATACACGCAGCGTGAGTCACATGTTGGACGATGGTCCACAGTCATGTCGTCCGGTATTTGACCGTTAATATGAACCCACGCTGCGCGATGTGCCGTTGTGCCACGCAATGTTCCGTCATCGTCTCGCCAACCGATCTGCGAATAACCGTGGGACGCAATGGAGTACGTGCTGACATGACAGCCGTTAGTGTTGAGTGTCCACTTGGTAAATGCTCGTCTAGCTACACGAGTTGGGATCTGAATCATGTTATGGCACAACATCTTTCATTAAAACGGCGGCTCGTCGTCGTCACCGCTTGCGCCGTCGTGGTCGCTGTGTTCCTCGCCGGTAGACGAGTCCACTTGGACCTCAAAGACTTTCACGGTGCCGTCCGGTACCTTCTCGAACTGCACGAGTTCGACCCGTACGAGGTAGCCACGTTTGAGGCCCACGTCGCGGTCGGCTTTCTTGACCGACTTCTTCAAGTTGGCCTGACCGCACGTGATCGAAAGCTCGTCTCCCGGTTCGTAAACCGTTCGCTCACCCTCTTTGTTGACTGACGTAGCCTTGCGGTTCAACTCGACAGTCAGCAGGGGGCACGGATCTTTCGCGTAGTCCCTGCCGTCTGTCTCGCTGTAGTCCAGCACCTTGCCCTGGACTACCTGACCCGTCTTGGTGTTACTCCATCCCATGAAGTTGCCAGCCGGTACCTCAATCTTTTGAAATGCCATGGCATTTCACCTTCCTTATTGTGTGTTGTAGTGCCGCAGTCATTTCGTACTATCACCCGCTGCGACTCGGGCAGTTAAAGGCGGCGTGCCACCGGATTGGAGACAAAGCCATACAGCAGCACGCCGCCGGTCCTCATACGGTTTCTATCCCGTAAATCTCTTGCACCGCAAGCAATTTCTCAATCACCAACGCATACGCCAGGCACAACGCCTTGATGTCATGACCCGAATCATGGAACGTGTCAACGATGGTGCAGGCCAGGCGAACTGTGTGCTGGGCTTCCGTGTCCCCCTCGTACACGCGACGTACGGCACGCTCAGCCGCTATCAGCGAGTCTGCCATAGGGCGGATACCCTCGATCTCGCGGTCACACTCATGACACATTGGCTTCTCGTTTCAGGTCGATGACACGCTCGGTCATCGTCGCCAGGAACAGAGCTATATTCTGTACTACCGTAAGGGTTTCCGGCGGCGTGTCGCGGTGCATGGGCAAATCTCTAAGCCACATATTCGCCATGTCGCTAACCCGCTGGCTGTGCGTGCGCTCGGGGAAGTGCTCACGGAATTCTGTTTGTACGTCAAGGATTTCGTCGCAAGCCTCGTTGGCGTTAGCCAGCCGCTCGTCGCATAGGTGACACATCATGCCCTCACCAGTTTGGCGCGGCGAGCCAAAGGTGTTGCCACCCAAAGGTTGTGGTGTGGCACATGTTCGATCAGGTTGGCCCGTCTGAGTTGTTGTATGCGTCCGCCGACTTGTTTGTCGGACAGTCCGAGTAGTTCGCCGACAGCTTTGCATGAGACGCCCTCGGGGAACAGTTTCACTGCTTCGAGCACGTCGAGTTGTTTCGACGGAACTGAAATATGTTGTGCGGTATCGAATCCCATGTTTACGCGCATGTTTCCGCTCGGCTCGTCGTTGGGTAGCTCTGGCACATAGGGTTCCGTAGGCCCACCGACGCGCCAAGCCGGGGCATTGACTTCGACGGGGACGTGCATGCTGGGCAGCGCGGGAACGTCTACCGGCTCGCACAGTACACTCAGCGCGAGCTGCAGATCTGCCTGCGTCTCGCACTCTAATACGATGTCGCCCTTGGTGATTCGGATCATGAGCTGTCGCCCATCAGGTCATCCACGATGAGTTGCAGCTCGTGGATGACGTCGCCGAGGTTGTTGAGGTTGGCGTTGGTGACACGCTTGCGGGCACCGGCCCACTTGTCCTCACCCGCAAGGTACGTCAGCTCACCCTGCGCCGCAACAAGATTCGCCATCTCGTCGTTGAACGATGACACGATGTCAACGGCTTTCATCGGCTCGTCGGGAATCTCCTCGGACTCCACATCGAGCGGTTCCTCTTCCGCCTCTTCATCTTTCGCCTTGCCGTTGCGGGGGCGCTGCGCACCGTCCAACGATGTCACAGTCGCACCGTCTTCGACCTCTTGGCCGTCGAGGTCGCGGTTCACTGTGCCGAACCCGACACCGAGCATCGCACCGATAGCGCGCTGGGACATGCCCTCACCAGAGAGCCACTGTGTCACGGCTTTTCGGTCGTCGCGTGCAGCCACAGTGATGTGTACCGCGTCGGCCAGGTAGGCGGGCCAGGATTTGAGGCCGAGGGCTTTGTGGATCTCACCTGTCTTGGCTTCGGCGACAAGGCCTTTCAGTTCGTCGAACAGTTCCAGCGTGCGCTGGTTGCTCTTGACTGTCTTGTCTGCTGCGGTACGGATCTTCTTGTCGAGGCGTTTCGCCTCTGTCTTGTTGAGTAGCTGCGGCTCAACGATTTCCGCGTCTACCGTAGGGATCACAGCGATATCAGTGCTGGTCGTCATCTTCTGGTTCCTTCCAATCTAGTTGCGCCAGTGGGTCGTCGGTGCGTGGCGCTCGCACCAGCTTTGTGAGCGCGGCAGCACACATCAGTGTTGTTGTCTGACGTGCCACCCTCCCGCCGCGAGTTTCAGCAATCATGATGTAGCCCTTGAGCCAGTCGTAAAGCACTGAGCTGTCATGGTTTTCACCTGCCGCCGTATAGATGTCGGGTTCCATCGTCCTGATGTATGCGACGATTTTGTCCAGGCGATTGAGTGCGCTAGTCCACATTTCGTCGGCACCATGGATACGTGCCGGATCTCGATTAACCTCTTCGGGATACATGTTTGTCTCCAATCGAACTGATCCGTTTGGATCAGACGGCGCTCAAGTAGGGGTGTTCGTGGTCGTCGCCCAGCTTGCGTGCTGCCACAACCTCGTTGAACAGGCGGGTGACGGATTGCTCTGTCATGACATGGATTACGGTGCCGTGGTGCTTGCCGCCGTCGATGTGCAGAACGTATGGCATGCCGTGCTCGTCGGGATGGTGCTCGGCTGTGATGATTTCGGTGCAGCGTGCGAAGCGCATGAGTATGTGTGTCATGTCGTCGTCCACGGTTTGTCTCCAGTCTTTGATTGGTCGTCTGGCTGGACAGTACGCTCACCTGGTGACAGGTCAAGGATGCGACACGCTGACAGCCGAAAGTTGTATATACGCAAGGTATTACAGACGCTACGGTAGCGAAGCAAGCATGTGACCAGCGATTTTGGACATAAAAAAACCTCGGTCAGGACGAATCCTGCCGAGGCTCTTTTAAGTGTCTCCTAGCGTACGTACGCGAACAACAGTCGACGGATCACCGTCGACACCTGTTCGTCGTTCTGTTTCGCTTTCGCTTTCACGCGCGCCCAGAGGTCATCAGGTACGCGAACTGTGCGAATCTTCATAGCGTCACGCTTCCGTTGTCGGGTACAGCCACGCGTTCAGCGCGCCATGGTTGGACGGGCACAGCTCGTACACTGCCACAACGATCAGCACCGCAGCGTCATGGGCTGAAACGCCCGCCACGACAGCAGCTCTCGCGTCTTTCTCGATGCCGTCGACTCCGTAATACGATATGTCGGAGCAGATCTGATGTCCGAGCGTCAGCGTCGCTGATGTGATCGGCACACCACGAGCGGAAACCTCGTTAAGGTAAGACGACTCGTCAGCGTGTGCATCCTGAGCCATGCTCACCGCGATTGCTGTGAGCCCGCCCGCTACTGCTGCGATCACCATTGACTTGTTCATTTTTTGTCTCCAATCTGTTGTGGACTGAGTTGTCCAGCGCCACACCCTCTTTCGAGGGTGGACGAGTACCACTCAAACCTTTCTGTAAGTTACTGCCCAGCGTGCCAGCGGTCACCCGTCTGAATCTTTGGTCATCCCAATGAAGTTCACGACTATCTCGTCGCCCACCTCGGCATTATTCTCGTTACCAACTTGGTGGATCGCTTGATGTAGCAGGGCTTCCGTTGTTCCTGTCAGGAACATTGGCGTGGTGACGATCATGTCATCATCGAACGTGCGTAGCGCATGGTGGAATCTATGACACGTTCTGCCTGTTGCCGCTGCTCCGGTGTGACCTTGGTAGGGTCAATCTTGAGTAGCAGCAACAGGTTTGACACTGCATCGTGCTTAAACCAGTTATATCCGCTCATGACTTGTGCGCCTTGAGCCAGTCGCGAAAGCTGATCAGCTTGCCGCCCTTGGCTTTCCAGTGCTCGATGTCAGCTTCGTAATCGCCAGTGAAGGCTTCCCGCTGTACCTTTTGCCGTAACCGTTCCAGCCGGTAATCCCATACCAGCTCGGCGTGAGCCGGTGAGCATGACTTGTGCCGTGGACTACATGGCGTGAAAGTCATGGCTTGCGACCCAACGCTATTCGCAGCGCCGCCTTGTCTGCCTCTTGGGCTTTCGCCCAGTCGTCGGGCAGGAATCCGCCGCGCAACAGCCACGAGTCCAGACCTTCAAACAGTAAGGCCCACTCCTCTTTTGATCCCATCGCATACTTGCGCAGTTCTGCTAGCGCAGTGTTTGGGTCCATCATTGTCTCCAATCTTTGTTGTGGACTGAGTTGTCCAGCCAGCGCACAGACCCGAAAGCCTGTGCGCCAGAGTACTACTCAGTGCGCCGACCAGGTGTTACCGCCATCGTGCGAATGCACACCCGCTGTCAGGGCTGCACGATTCACGCTACGGCCCGCCAGCTGCTCTGCCCGCATGATGGCCATCTTCGCAGCAGCAGAACCGCTACGCGTCAACATCCGGTAGACGCAAGCGTCCGTCATGCCAGAGCGGTCAGCGTCGGGGATGCCGGTAAACGTGACGGCACCCTGCGGACCGACTTTCACGCCCGCTTTGCGCTGCGCTATCAGCTTGTCGATGGTGGCCGCTGCTTTGCGTACCTGATCTTTGCGCTGAGTCAACGTCTGACCCATCGAAAGCATTGTGTCGCATGCCATTATTGTCTCCAATCGGTTGTGGACTGAGTTGTCCAAACCCGCACTCTCCGTTGGAGAGTGGGGGAATACTACTCAGGCAGATAGGTCGATGTTGCGTCCCTGGGCTTTCGGTTCCGCCAGTTCGGCAACCTCGGTGTTGATGTCCAAGAACGACGTTCGCGCTTTGCCGATCTTGCGCAGTGCGCCACGGTCGATCTCTTGCCCGGCAACCTCACCGGCCTTAGCGATCTTGCGCGCTGTGTCACGTGCTGCCTTGATGGCGACCGCTACGCGACCTTTTGCTTCCGGTGAAAGCATTTTGCCGACTTCGGTTGCTTGGTTAGCGGCAGCGCGAATCACTTTGACATCCAACGCTTTAACACCGCGTTGCATGTCTTCCATCAGTGAGCGAATCTCGCTCGTGATGGCTCGCACAGTCTCTACGTCGTCTTGTGCGATGCGACCGCAGATGACCCGAAACTCTATGTGGGTTGTCGAGGCGTTGGCGTTAAATTTCTCTGCGAGCGTTCGCCCTTCGGCGATGGCCTCGCGCAGCTCGGCCTCTCTGTCGTTTGGGCAGAGCAGCGCGAACTCAGACTTGGCGCATACCGACAGGATCAATCCGCGGATCTTGGTGCGTTCCTTGATGGCCCGTTCCTGCTCATCGATGTCTGCGACGAGCTTGCGGGTGTGAATATCGGTGATCTCGGACCGGTCAACGTATCTCACGTCGCGGTCGTTGACTTGATAGGTCACGTTGCCCTTAACGCTGGTGTTCATGTTGACCAGCAGGCCAGGCTGTAGCGTACGAAATTCAGTCATGTTTGTCTCCAATCGTTGTGGACTGAGTTGTCCAGCCAGCGCATAGACCCGAAAGCCTATGCGCCAGAGTACTACTCAGTTGAGGTCCAGCTGCCTTGCCTTGCTGCCCTTGCGGACAGCTTCGGCAATGGCCGCTGTAGCAGGCCGTGCGCGACCCAACCAGAACTCACGTAAACGAGTGATCTTCTCACTCGCCGTTTTCGCAAGCGGCACAACAACTTTAGCTGCTAGCAGCAGATCGTCCGTTGTGACCTCGCGGGCACCATCATTGAACGCTGCGAACATTGCATCGGGTACCAGAGCAGCAAGCTCGGCACCTGTGAACGTGTCGGTAGCGTCAGCGACAGCAGCAAGATCAATCTTGCTGGCGTTGCGCTTATTGGAGCGCAGCGCTGCCGCAATGATGGATTCACGCTCGACACGGTTGGGCAGGTCAACCCACCAAACCTCGTCAAAGCGGCCCTTGCGCAACAATTCCGGCGGTAGCTTCTCAGCGTTGTTCGCCGTCGCGATAACAAACGCCTCGCCCTGGCGTTCCTGCATCCATGAGAGCAGGAACCCGAGAGCGTCCGCGCTCACGCCGCCATCAGCCGAACCGTCGACCGAGCCAGCCAGAGCTTTCTCGATTTCGTCTACCCACACGACGCAACGCCCGATAGCTTCGATCATGCTAAAGGTGTTGCGCAGGTTGGCCTCTGACTCACCCACATATTTGCCTTTGAGCGCGGAGAGGTCGATCCGTATTACCGGAATGTTCCACTCTGTGCCAATCGCTTTGCAGGCAAGCGACTTACCGCAACCAGGAACGCCAACCAGAATGGCACCCTTGGGAGCAGGCAGACCGTACTCGCGGGCAGCTGGACTGTACGCACTGGCACGCGACACGAGCCACGATTTCAGATTGTCCAGCCCACCAACAGCTTCCAGCCCGCCCTCGATTGGGTCGAACCATTCGGCGCCGCCAGTCTTGGCGACGACGCGCCGCTTCTCAGCGGCCACAGCAGCGGGGTCGATACGCTTGGTTTGTACCAGCGACCGGGCAAAGGTTGCTTGCGCCTCTTCACCCGAGAGTCCGACTGCTGCATCGATTGCCGCGTCACGGCTGCCGTTAAGGGCAGTCGCTTGCATATCGTCGGGTAGCGACTCGATTGCAACATCGAGCAGCGCGGCGATTTCCTCGCGGTCAGGCAGCGGCCACTCGTAAACCGTTGTGTGGTCCGCCAATTCAGCAGGCACGTCTTTTGTAGGTGAGATCACGATGACGGCTTGTGCCTTGTCGCTGTCGCGACCGGGCAGTGAACGCGCAAGATTACGCAACCTGCGTAGTGTGAGCAGACCAACCGGCGGTGCAAGCCACACAGGTAAATCCCGCAGTACCCACAGCTTCCGGCTGGTCGCGTCGTTGATTGCGTCAAGAGCAGCGTCGGGACTGTCAGCGCCGTTGTCGAACGTGCTAAGCGGTTTGCCGTCGATGCCGGTGAATCCTGCTGCTACATCCCAGAATACGGGTTCGTAGTTCGCAGACACACCAGCCTCGAACAGGTAAGGCTCAACACGCCCTTCCTCGCGGGTCACAACCCAGATGATCGGGTTACGGGCGCGAAGCGAAGCAACAATATCCTGTGCCATTTCTTGTGATTTCATTTTGTCTCCAATCTGTTTGGACTGAGTTGTCCACTGGCACAGCCTCTTTCGAGGCTGGCCAAGTACTACTCAGTTAGCAACGGTGGCCAGGTGATCAGCGCCCATCTGCTCTGCGGCGTGCCGAGAAGCGTAGGTGTTTGACCGCCAAGCGCATGAACATTCGGCTGCGTACGGGTAGCCGTGGTTATTGGGTACGAACACAACCTCGATGGTGTGGGTTACGTTCCAGCCGAGGATGTTGCTTGTTACCATGTTTGTCTCCAATCTGTTTGGACTGAGTTGTCCACTGGCACAGCCTCTTTCGAGGCTGGCCTAGTACTACTCAGCGGATAAAGGCACGCCCGACTGTGTGATTGTCAGACATGCGAACCAAAGTCCAGCTCAGTTGCGGATCGTCGCCGATGTAATCGACCAGGCACGAGTAACCGTGCCGTTTGGCTACCGCGTGGATCTCGCTTACTGCCTCATCAACGTTGCCGAAGTCAAAGCGCTGCGACTTGTTGAACAGGGTGACAACCAGCTGTGTGATGGTGTTGGTTACTTTCATTTTGTCTCCAATCTGTTTGGCATTCTCTTCAGTACCGGCATGCCAAAGCCGGTAGACCCGCTTACCTTGCGGCAACGGGTTTCGATTGAAGGAGACCCCTTCGCAGGTCCGCTGCTCACCGTTCACGGACGGGTTGGCCTCACCGTTCAGGACGGGTTCGACGAGCTTTGTTGTGCGATTGGGCGTGCTGGGTTGTGTCCCCTAGCAGCGCTTAGGTTTTTGGAGAATTCCGTCTGACTCTTCAGCCTGACTCGCTATACATCCGTCGGTCGTCCTGCGCCCCGAGGTGGTTCGACGTAGTGGAGATGCCCCGTCGACCGGGTGATTGCCATGCTGCCGGGTGAATTCCGGCGAATCGTGCGCCGCTGGCTCCGAGTGGGCTAGCGGGTCGTGCTAGCACGACTCTAATCGTGTATATACAGAATGTCAACTACCGTAGAGGCCAGCTAACAGCCGGCGACTCTCCACGTGCATCATCGCCGCTGGTCAGAGCGTTCCTATGAGTATCGTAGCAATGTCACAGCTTTAACAGTGGCCTCAGAAGTAACAGGCCGAAACACCCTGTTTGACCAGGGCAAATAGTGAATCCCGTTGCGGGACAGTGACTTTCAAAATGCAGGTTTACCTGCGGTTATATGCCGTAGCCGCTCAAAACCATGGCAAGCACAGGTAGCCCGACGAACAACCACGTAGCCAGCGGGATAGCTGACACCTAGTGCGGCCCACCACTATTCACGTACACGATGAGCAAAAGCATTGCCGCGTAAGCGATTAACACAATCAGCCACAGCGGCCAGAGCCTTACTTTCCGCATGCTCGCTGTGCCGCCTCCCGTACAGACTGATTAGCCGCCCGCTTGTCAGCGGCAGACTTGGTAGCCGCGAGATAGCGCGCAGTGATCGGGTCCATGTACTTCTTGCGCACCGGATCGTTCTGTGGAAGTGCTTGTATCTCAGCGGGAACCGACTGCGACTCGATGATAGCTGTTGCGAGAGCGTCTCTTTCGATTTTCGCGATGTCCTGTTCGGTCGACACTGACACGTTTAGCCGGATCGCGCATTCGCGGGCCTGGTTGGTTGACACCATGATGTACACCAGCACAACGATGGCTACGACGGTGACGATTGCTTGGAACGGAAATCGCTTGAGTGCCACGGTGTTTGACTTCCTGATGAGTAGCCACATGATGGTGTTGCCGATGATGATACCGCCGAGGAACGACCACATGACATCGAATGTCAGAAAGTTCTGTAGCCAATTCATTTGTTCCCCTTGAGATTTGCGGCGTTGAACAGATACGAGGTCCACAGTGCGAAGATCGCCGCGAACGCCTGATTAATCGGGCCGGGCACGCCTGCCGTGCCGAGCGTGATCTGGAAGTACAGCCAGAGGGTTGTCACAATACCCATAGCCCAGTGCGGTAAAGCATTGGGACCGAACAGGTTTCGCCTAGGCTTCTCTTCCGGCGTTCGGTGTGTCATATCGAAACACACACCCCCAGAACAGGATCGAGCACCAGCCCGATAGGACATGAATTCGGTGCAACCACCTCCAGCGGCGGAATCTGACCGCCTGGCACGGCATCCGCTGGCACAGGGATGGGTCGTACTGGCTCTGTGGGCAACGCTGACGGACTAACAGCGGGTAGTGGGCTAGACGGTACCGCAGACGTGTTTACCGGCACAGAGAGAGGCACAGAAACCTTACCGCCTGGTGTGATGAGCACCGGCGAATCGGGAAGCAACAGCGCGACAGGGACATTCGCGAAGATTGCAGGGCCAGACACAACCCCAGCCGCCACTGCGACGACTGAGATTGCGCCCGTAACGGCAAGCCACTCAGGCACTTTCGGGCTTCTCGTGCTTACCGATCACACTGTTCGGTGGGCTAACGGCAACACCGCCCGTAGCGCCGAAAACCGTTACCAGCCAAAGCACCCAGCCCGACGCGTCGTGAGGCCAGGGCTGCCCACTCTGCACCCACATCACGACACCCGGCACCACGACAGTACTTACGAATGCCGCGATGGCTTTCCAATATGCTTGCCAATTCATAACTTTCATCCTTTCTTTAGCAGGGTGCATCACCAGGTGTGAACTTCCCATCAGAACACGGCAATTCACCAACGAACTCTGGCACATCGAGTCGCGGTGCCAGCTCAGGATTCACAGCCGGATTATCCTGCGGTGCAACAACACCCGGAAACGGCTGCCCGTAAACCACCTGCTTCACACCGTCATCAGTCGTGAAAGAAGCTGTCGGCGTACCGTTTTGAATGTAATGCTGCGGCGGCTGACCGTCACAACCGTTGAGACAGGACAGATTCTGGATCTCGGCCTGCGGCTGTTGCAAAGCGTCATCAGCGAATCCGTCGTTGACGTTGAACCTGTTCTCACTACCTGCTACCTGCGGAATGCGCAGCGGCACACCGGTAGCCGGTGCTCCGACGTTGATCCAGAATCCGATCGGACCGGGCTTCCCACCGAACACGCCGGGTTGCCCCCACGCGTTGCCCTCGGTGATCAGGTGTGTGTTGCTGCCTGGCCTGTCCGCACCGACGTCGTTAGCGACGATGGTTGCCGGTGCAGCGCCAATCGAGAACCCGTGCAGTGTACATTCCTCAATACCGTTGCCGCAGTTGGCGTCCCACGCTTGTCTCGTCGCGGTAACTCCTTGGCTGATCGCATCATCGGCTCGTGTGCTGCCCAGGAACGGCGCGAAATCGCCATCACACGTACCGAATTGAACCGCCACACTGTGACGGCCGAGCTGCTCGTTGCTGCTTGCATGTTGGTAGCTTGACGATGTGCAGTCAGTGTTACCGCCGACCCAGATATCTGTCTGAGCCAACGCCATCACCGCTGGCGCACCGAAAGATGCTGCGGCACCGATCATCGCAGCTAGAACATATTTAGTAACCATATTCAGTTATCCCCCTTTCTCGGGGATACCGTGTCCCGCAACAGGTTTTGCTGCGGAAGTGTATGATGATCGCTCATGACGACCAATGAGCTGGCCAACAAGTGGTGGCCACTACCGCCCGAGAAGTTCTTCACCGCCCAGCGTGCCCCCGATATGTGGTTCGCCGACGAACTACCACCCACATACCAGGCTGAGATGGCCAGTCCTGTTGTCACGCAGGCGAAAGCGATGATGGCGTTCCAGGTGTTGCAGAAACTCGCGATGGCCGAACGGCAACGCGCAGTAGAGGCGCAGGCACGCCGGTACGTGCAGGCCCGCTCACACGTCGGTAAGCGGGTCAAGCACTGATCCATGTGGATCAGTCACGTTTTCTTCGGTATCACAGCATCTTTCACCGCTGCGAGCGCGTCAACCGGGGTCAGCGGTTCACCCTTCGCATTGGTGCCGAGCTGCGGCCACGGTCCGAGCTGGTTGCGTACGTCAGCGAGCGCGTCCACGACTGTTCTGTCGTCGAGCTGCGGCCAGCCCGGCGCTACGCCAGGACGATTCGGGTCTGGGTTGCCGAGAAGCTGATTACGAATCAACCGTACGCCGTCCAGAACCTCTTGCTGCTCGGCATCATTGAGTGCCATTAGTAAACCTCCTGGTATTCCACCGATTCCGAGAGCTGCTGCCAGCTCTGCCTTGCTACCCCGATATGCGTTGGCATCCAACGACATTCCGGCGATGGTCGCCTTGTCGGTGAACTGCAGAATGTCAACGCTTTTGCCGCCGAACCCGGCCCAATATATGCTGTTGTCACCGGGATACAACACTGAGGCTGGCCCGATCCCGTTGACGTAGGACGATTGTATAAGCAGGCCAGGGATATTCGAGATATCCGGTGAGCCCATGGTGCCCTGCCAGTACCAGCGCGGAATGTAGGACAGCACAACCTCGATACCGCGGGCGTTGAACGCGTTGACGCATGCCCAAAAGTTGTTGATACCACCAGAGTTGGCCTCGAAGTCGAACATCACTTTGTTGCCGCCACCGTTGTTGGCGAAGCATGCTGCTTGCGCGTCGGCGTTGTCGGTTTTGACGTAGTGGTATCCGATGCAGATCAAACCCCTTGCGGCGCACCAGTCTCGGGTGCGAGGCCAGAATCGGTCCGAGAAGCCTGACCCCTCAGAGACTTTAGCGAACACGAAATCGAATCCTTCGTCGGCAACACGGTCGATGTTCACAACTCCGTTGTTGTTGCTGATGTCAGGCCCAAAGATGGTCATGCTGTCTCACTTTCGATATGGCCGCAGCTAGGACAATACCAGAGTAGGCAGTAGGTCATCTGATCGCCGCAGATCATGCAGAGGTGATCAGGGCATTGCACGCTCATCGCTTGTCGGGTCGTCTTGTCGCGAGGCTGCCGCGTCTAGTCAGGTCTACTACGGGATCGTTCGGGAATGCTTTGCGCGCAGCACGTTTCGCATTCCACTTACGTCTGTGAGCCTGACCCGTCGTGGTTATCTCGCCGTTGTCCGCTCGTCTGCGCCAACGATATTCGCTGTTTTCTGCGCGGTAGACTTCTATCCTCATATCACACACTCCGTAACTGTTTGATGTAGTCGGTTAGCTTGACGTAGTTGAACCCCTGCAGGTCAACACCTTTGGCCAGCTTCTCAGGTGTGAGGTAGGCGTATGCCTCGTCGCACGTCTGCTTGTAGGCACCGAGTGTCAGCTCGATTTTCTGCCCCCAGCTGACAATGACCGGACGTCTGTCACGGAACGCAACCGCCGAAATGTAATGCCCACCTTCGTAATCGGGGTTGCGCAGTGCAGGCCAGGTACGTCCGCCCTGTTTGAAGATGTCCATCCATTGGTTCGGGAAGTTGACACCAATTCCAACTCCATCGAAATAGTATGCGGCGTACCGTAATTGATCGGTGTTACCGGGGTCCAGGCTGATGTATGCGCCGATCTTATGGTAACGCCCGTCATCGTCAAAGAATCCTGTCTTACGCCGGTATGAAAGCCATTGCGCGACATCGGTTCCCTGATCTGTCGGGTTCTCTCCCGTGACTGGATCGGTCTGGCTCGGATCGTAGCCAGTGAGCGCACTGTAGTTGGAAAGCGCTGTCCGCTCGGAGATTCGGACCTGCTTACCGACTTCGGCGTTCCACAGCATGATCTCGTGGCCCGCGCCCGCGAACACACAGTTACCTGCGACATCATTGCCGAGCATGCCCCACTGTCTGATCAGCTTCTCGTGTCCGAAATTGCTTGGCGGCTCAGGCATCTTCGCTACGGTAGCGAAGTCAGAGAATCGGAATGTGACAGCGCCAGGCCGCACCGGGGCCTTACCAAGTTTCAAGTCCACGGTGTTCCTGTCTCTCAAAAGCCAAGATTGCCAACACAATCCCCAACACCCATGTAGCCATCAGGAACAACACGACGAAAGCAACCCGTTTGACGGTCATAGCGGCGTGGGTCGTTTATCGCTGGCTTTCTTGGCAGCTGCGTACTGCTGCGCGTACTGCTGCATCTGTTCGATGAAGCCTGGCCCGCCCGGTGGTCCCATCTCCAATCGCACTGTGCCAGCCTCGGATTCGATGTACACGCTGAAACGCACTGGCATGCCGTCGAATATCTCTTCGTCACCGTAGGAGACACTCAGTTGCTTCAGGGATTTGCCGTTGTCGTTCATGGTGTTTCAGGCAATCCGTGCGGTACGACACAGGAATAGCCAGTGCCGGGCAGAGCGTCCAACGCTTGGCTGATCATAGCCGAGATTACCTCGCTGCGAGGTTGCGCCCCACCCGCCACGGTAGGCGCGATAAGGTCTGGGACAGAACCGTTTTCGGCATGGATTGTCCACTCTCCGCTGGCCGGGTTGCGTGTCGCAGTGATGACGACTGCGAGCGTGTTGCTGTCGAGTAGCTGCATGAGATCGTCACCACCCGCCACGATTTTGTGGTCAGTTTTCACGTCAAACGCCATTTTCTTTGTTCCTTCTATGTTGTTGATGCGCTTGGGGTTACGTTGATAGATGCCCCGGCACCGGACACCACCACACTACCAGCAGTGAACGCCGATGACCCGCCGAATGTTCCTGCTGTGACAGCGGTCCACACGCCGCCCTCGGTGTAAGTTCCTGCCGCACAAGAAATGTTGACCTGTGTGCCGGTTACTGTTCCTGTGCTGCCCGAGGTTAGGACGGATTGCTTGCGGGCGTATCCGCCGCCGGATGCCTCGTTGGCACCGGTTGTGCCACCGCCCGCGCCAGTGTGCAGACTGACCCATGTTGATGCGCCACCAATGAAGGTTTTGTAACCGTCAATAGCAGCTTGTTTTCCCGCATCCGGTATTGCCATAACTATCTTCCCTTTCTATCGAAAGTTGTTGCTACTCAAACCCATTCAACAGTAACTCGACCAGAACCACCACGAGAACGTGTCGCAAAACTCACCGCAGAAGTTTTACCACTGCTACCGCCACCACCTGAACCGCCGAGGTTGATGCCATTGCCACCAGCGAATGTATCCACAGTTCCAGCTGAGTATGTGGGAGTTCCACCACCACCACCAGAACCGCCGTAAGTGGTTGAATCGGTGGCGTTGGTTCCTGCACTACCTGGAGATCCGGCTATGCCACCACTTCCACCTTGACGAGCACCACCTGCACCAGCGGCCAACATGCTTCCGCTACTTGGGTTTCCAGCACCACCGCCACCGCCGCCAGCACCTCGACCACTTCCAGATGCGCTAACGCCTGCTACTCGTCCACCACCACCACCACCACCGTTACTGTTTGTAAACCCGACACCAGAAACACCTGAAACACTGGTTGTGCCCCCCGCGCCACCAGTGCCATCCCCACTGCTTGTGCCAGCACCGCCAAAACTGCCGCCATGAGCGGTCAATGAAACGCTGCCGCTAGTGAATAGGCTGGAACCACCGGCTGCACCTGCTGCCGGTTGCGCTGCAATCGTGATGGAATATGTTGCGCCTAATTGTGATGTGGGGATATATTCCTCACCTGTTGTGGAGACGAATCCACCACCACCGCCACCACCACCGCCATAACACCAGCTCGGATCATTTACCGGGAACCCATCATAAGGATTCCCGCCACCACCGCCCGCGCCACGAATGCAACGAATCTTGACACCTTTAGAACCAACCGGCCGTGCAGTATTGGTTTGTGCGGTCGTAACTGTTTGTGGCGTAAAGGAATATGTGAATCCTGCTGTCGCAGTGGCACTTCCATTGGCGTTGGTGACAACCACGTCGTATGCGCCGTTGGCCAGTCCTGGTGGGTTGAATGTGATTGATGTGTCGCTGACGATGACGAGGTTTCTAACCGCTTGTCCCCCAACGGTTACCGTTGTTGTGCCAACAGGGGTTGGTACCTTAACGCGACTTGCATAGGTTGGCGTAGTCGCAATATCGGTCCACGCCGACCCGTCGTTAGATCCTTGAACAGCGAACCCATTGGTGTACTGAGGCCCCCATCCTGTGGGGAAATTGGTGAGGTAATCGTAGCCAATGATGATGTGGTCTATGAACTTTGAGCTTCCAAGATCAGCACGCAAGTAGTTGTCGGTGACCTGATTCATGGCTGTAGCGGCGTTCACCGAACCGTCTGCGCTGCCGTCGTTCATAGTCGCTTCTGTGGCAGCGATAGCTTCGCTGTATACGTTCGACTGTGTGTAGGTGATGCCAGTGTATTTGGCTGCGGCGGCGTCCCGTAACTCAAACTCTAAGACGGCCATCCACTGATTCAATGGATTGTAGATACGGAGATAACGCCACGTTTGACCAATGTCAATTCTGGCGAGACCGTTGTCAGTTGTGGTAGCCAAAAACCCTGTGCCAGTGAGTGTCACAGCAGTGTCGTAGTCGCCAGTGCTCGGGGAGACTGTTGTGATCGTCGGTGGACCGGGAACGAATGTACCCGCCATAGCGAGCGCTGTGGTCATGGCCAGGTTGAATGATGCGTTGAGACCGGCCTCGCCTAGCATGGCAAGTGTGAACGGCACGTTAAGGCTGAAGTCAGCCGAATACTGTTCCGCCCCAGCCATTCCCAGTGAGAACGGAACCTGTAGGTCAAATGATGCCGTGTAGGGTGTGGTCATGCCAAGCTCGAACGGCACCGACAGGTTGAAGTCTGCGACACTGACGCCTTGCGCGTCCATCCCCAGACTGATGGGAACCGACAGGCCGAAGCTCGCGGCCATCACCGGCGCTCCCGTAAAGCCAAGGGAGATAGGGATGTTGAGGTTGAACGCTGCCTCGAACTCTGGCCACCATCCTACTGTCATGGCACGCTGTACCCGGCCTGGAATTGTGCGAGCGTCAGGTTCAAAAGCCTATTGTTCTCCCAGACCAGAACGTTACCCAGACTTGTTGTGATGTGCTGTCTTTCGGGTGCTGGCCCGTCAATTGTCAACAGCGCCACAGTGGTTGTGTCTTGCTTGGCGAGTTTTAGTGATGGATCGAAACCAAGGTTCAGCAACGCCAGCATCGCCGGTAGCAGGTCACCTGTCGCTGCCAGGTGAAAGTAGTTGACTGGCACGGTTTTACGTGTTGCTGTTCCTTGTGGCATTACTGCTCCTTGATCGTAATACTGTTGATGATGACCGGCTCCAGTGGCCGCTCCTCGGAATCTGTTTCGACAGCGTTGATTTCGTCGACCACTTTGCGTGACTGGTCGTCTGTCACTTCGCCGAAGATGGTGTGATTCCAGTTCAAGTGTTCGGCTTCGCGTAGGGTGATGAAAAACTGTGTAGGATGGCTGTATTCGCCGCGACCGGCTGTTGCCACGAGGTAGGGCCGGTTGAACATCACATCGTGTTCGTGCTCGTCGGGGAAGTAGTCATCCAGTGCGTCGTGTTCGCTCTCGTACAAACTGCCACCTTGGATGATGAATCCTTCTATGACGTAATGGAATTCAGATTTGTCGTAATCACCCTCTGCCGCAAGAGCTTTGAAGTTGGCGACAGCTTCCTCGGCGTGAGACAGGAAACCGATTGCTATGTCCCCCATGGATGTTCGTATCACTGCATCGGTCATGTATGTGTCCAACTCGTCCAGGTTTGTGCGTCAAACCAGTTCTTCATTCCCTGTATATAGCTATCAACGGCAGTGATGGTGTCACCTCTTATGACCTGCATGGTTTGACTCAATCTTGTTGTGCGAGTAGTCAAATTCGACCAGGCAGCCGGTGCGTCGGCCACCTTTGCAAAGAAGGTGGCGAATTGAGCCGCAACGTCCAGGTTGTCCTTGTTGGTACCGCCACTTGTGCCACCGAAGTTGTTCCACAAGCGATTTCGCAGATCATCGAAACTGTCGGCACCGCCACTGTAGGTGACCCTGTCAATCAGATCTGTGACGAGACCGGAGATCTTGGTCTGTGCGAGTGTGCCCGATACCGTGCCAATTACCGTGTTGGGTACCGTCGATAGATCAGTAAGTAGACCCGCGAGATCGCCTGTGGCAGTAGTGCCTAACGACTGACCGTCGAGCGCGGTGTTAAAGATTTCATCCATAGCAGTCAGGAACTCTGCGAGGGTGCCACCAACAATCGGGATACCGTTGACCGCTGTGAGTGTACGGTCAATGATCTCTTGAGCGTTGAAGCGTGCCAGCGTATCCTCAAGTGCCCCAAGAGGATTGAGAATACTATTGATGGCCAGCGTCCAAATCGCCCCTACATCAATACCTATCAGATCATCAAGCGAACTGAGACCGAACAAGTCGAGCACGCCGGTTAGCTGTGGGACAAGATCTTTCACCCAATCCTGCTGAATATCGCCCGGCTGTTCAACTGTCGCATCGTCATACCAGACGTTGCCCGCTGTGGCTGTTGATCCAAGAATCGGGCGCAGTTTGATCATGTCAACGCTACCGTCTGCTGGCACAACGTAATTGACGCTCAGTGTTGTCCAGCCCGACGATGTACCAGATGCTGCGGTTGACGCGAGAATCGAACGACTAACCTCAATGTTGTTCTTGTACTTGAGGATTCCTAATTGTATTGGTGCGCCTGTGGATACGAGACTCTGCCACCAGACTTTCACCGACAGGTCGAGAGACTTGCCAGGAAGTACTGCGATGGGGATGGAACGCAGTGCATGGTTCTTGCCGTCAGCAGCATGCTTCGCGCTGCCGGTGGAATCGGCTGTCGCCGTCTTCGCAGCATCCTCTGACCAACCGTCACCGACAGCGATAGAGCCTGCCGGGAACATGCCCTGCGGCAACAGGTTTGGGGTTTGATCGGTCAACGCACCGATAGGGACGCCACTAAAAAGATTCAGCGGCAGTGAACCGAACAGGCCGGAAACGTTGATAGGCAGACCACCGCCGAGGAATGCTGACGCCAACGGATCGAACAGTGGGATACCGCTGATACCACCAAGACTCGGCGCTCCGGTCAGCATGCCAGTCGGATTGCCAAGTAGCCCAAGCCAACTGGTGAAGAAGTTCCCTGCCTCACTCGCGTTGGCTGCTCCGCCGAACAAAGGCATCAGAGGTCCGAGAAGCGGGATGCTGCCGAATGATCCGAACACAGGAGCGCCACTCATTAATCCGGCTGGATTGCCAAGTGCCCCACTGACTCCGGTGAAGAAGTTCGCCCCACTGCCAAGGTCTAAACCGGACAGACCACCAAGCCAATTGAAGTCCAGACCGAACTGGCTCAGGAATCCGCTTGATACCCAACCCATCCACGTTGCAGGGTTGAGCATGTTCAACATTGGTGTGGCATCAGTGATCTCACTGACCAGGCCGTCGATGCCGTCGAGGAACGGTGCGATCTGATCACCGAGAACTGGTACGCCCCTTATGAATTGAGACGAGAAGCGTAGCAGTCGCTTGGCCCATGCAATCGGATCTAGGAAGCCGGTCAGCGTATCCGGTATATCATTGACGAGATCATCGATTGCGTCGAGGAACGGTGCGATCAACTCGCTGAGAACTGGTATGCCCCTTAAGAATCCGAGCAAGAACCGCAGAATGCGTTTCGACCAAGCGATGGGATTGGTCAGAAACTCGATCATTATCGCAGCGTCATCGTTGACGAGGCCCTCTACCGCATCGAGGAACGGTGCGATCAGTGGACCGAACACCGGGAAGCCGCGAGCGAACGTGATAACGAAATTCAGGATACGAATAGCCCAGGCGATAGGATCGGTCAGGAACTCGATCATCGTCTCTGGGATATCGTCAGCGAGATCTACCAGAGCCTCTAGGAACGGTGCGATCAGCGCACCGAAAACTGGGAAGCTACTTGCGAATTGAGCAAAGAAGCTCAATGTGCTTTTGATGGCACCGAAGATTATTTCTTCAACCATCGCCGCATACGGGTTGGCACCGAGGAACCCTAGCGGGTCGCCTTGCAGTGTCTTTGTCGGGTCGTGTGTCAACCCGTAAAGCGACTGTGGGAGAAGAGAAATGCGGTTAGGCATGTTACTGTGGCACCGGCCAGGCTGCGACGAACAGTTGCGCGTCGGCACTATTGAAGTCGTAAACCCCTGCCATACCCTCGTTTACGAGGTTCACGTACAGTGTGCCAGCCGTGCCGGTGTGGTTGGCCTGCACGAGTCCGAGCGCATTCGTCGGTGTCATCGCCACAGACGGGCTGGCAGCGTCGGAGGTGTGAGGAATGAATGTGGTGTAGCCCAACGAGTTTCCGAACCCGCGACCCACTATCGGACCGGTTGTCGCTTCGCCCAGCCGCACCTCCGCGCCGACGAGTAGCGGTGTGAAACTGATGTTGGCACCGAAGATTTTGACTTGACCGAAAACAACCGGCTTCCACTTGAATGTTTGCGGCGGCACAGCGAACGTGCAAATCGGTTGCATCGCACCACCTATGCCCAATGCGCTGGTGAACGCCGCCTCGGGAATGGTGTAGATCATCGGGAACATCTGCAGCGGTGCTTGAGGCTTCCACACGGGGCGCGTAACACCGCCCACCACAACGGTATCCGAGGTACAGACCAGTGTGTCACCGGCCACGGGAGGCGTGCTGAAATCAATGTCGGGGCATGAGCCTAGTGCGGCGCTCGGACCTGGAACCCCTTGCGGCGCAGCGATATGAAAGGTGAACACCGGGCTTGAGGCGATGCCATCGGCGTGTATCCACGAGTCGACGCCGCCGGGTCCATTGTGTGAACCCGGTACTTCCAGAACGATGTTCGGTGTGATGACGGGGTACGGTCCGGGTGGTCCGGGTGCTCCGACAGGTAGTTGCCGCCAGCCGATTACGGTGCCCCACCACACGTACATCGTTGTGGCGATAGGGTTTCCGTTCTCGTCTAGGACGGCGAACACCCAGAACTTGCCTCGGTCCGCTACGGTATCGCCTAGGTCTGTGGGTAGTTGTGATGGATCTGTTTTGTCGTCGTTCTGCCATTGCAGCGCGAACGACGGTTCACCGGGATCGCCTTTAACGCCTTGCAGCACGGGGACAGTCAGCACTGCCTGGCGCTGATAGGCTTGCATCGTCGCGGCGAACAGGTTGGGGTTGTTGGGGTCGGTGACCAGTCCCATGAGGAACATGTTCATCATGATGTTGCCGATTGGCACGGTGTCGCCGAGTCCTAGCTGAACGATTTCAGCTTGCGCCGGAATGGTCATTTGTCTTGTGTCCCTTCATGTTCGATGTGTTCGACGTAGTTGACTTTCGCGTGGCCGACTGACCACATCTGGGGTTCCTCGATTTCATCCGGCTTGGGTGTGTCCACGACACGCCACATTGGGGCGTCAATCATGGCTTGGTTCAACCGTTTTGCCGCTTGAGCCATCGCAACCATGTGTGGCATAGCAGTTTTGAGATCCTTTTGAAACTTGCCGAGAGTCTGCTGCTGCTCACCACTCAGTGACCCAATGTGGTTGGGACGCTTTCGTTGTGTCATCCGAATATCAACCCTTCACCCATGAATGCACCGAACATAGTGTATAGCGCTTGCACCGCCCGCATGGTGCGTGCCTGCGGGTCCGCCTTATCCTTGTCGTCACCTATCGTCAGCGTGGCCATGAGTCCCGTCTTGCGTGACACAGCTCGCTTGTCGCCGTATATCTGATCGACGTAGAGCACACCATCGAACTCGAATGCGTTGCGGTCACCCAATTCTGTGTCCTCGTCTATCGTCCACGGGTGACCGTTACGTACGACAGCCTTAAACCCTTGGAACGCACGGGTTTTCCATAAACCTGTTCGCAGAGTGAGGAATCCGGCGAGCGTGTACGCTGTGCCGCTACCGCGTTCAAAGTATTCCTGATAGGACAAATCACCATTCCACAAGGCGCGCAACGGATCTGTCCAGCGTTCCCAGGCAAACAACACATTGTCGAGCTGATTCTGGTACACGTTTTCGATGCCGTTTGAGAGTGGCATCTGGAAAGCCGTGTTGATCATCGTGCCGATAGCAACGTTGATCATGTCGCTGAGTTGACTTAAGCCCCAACGGATTGCGAAGGTCTGCAATTCGTTCACTAGCGTAGGTGACCGACCGCCGGTCATCACCGTCCGGGGTGAACCCTTGTGCAGTGTGTGCGTTGCTTCGACTATCGCCGTGAACTGTCCTTCACGCCAAATCACCTTTGGCACAGGGCGAGCCACACCCAGCAGCGACTCGAAGATCGGGAAGTTGCTGCCCTCCGTCTCGAATACCGGCTCACCATCGAGCGCGAGACCCGTTGACCCGTCAATCAGTGTGGTGGACAACAGATCATCGAGGCTGACACCGATCACGTCGAGCAGTCCGTCGAAAGCGGTTCCTGTCGGCCCTGAATGGCCGCTCTTGTCGATGAATTTGAAGATGATGCAGTTACGAGTAGGTACCGCAACATCATTGGAGAATCCACCCAGACCGAACAGACCGTTAAGCTCGTCGTACGGATTGTACGTGTCACCAACAAGATACGTGTAGCAGCGCATCATGGTGCCGGTGTCTTTGAGCATGTCCACTGTGGCACTGTGCCAGTCGGTCCACGTTGCGCCGAGACACGTCCAACTGCTGGTGTCCAGAACAGGATTGACGAAAGCTACTTGTATGGGCCAACTTAACGGATTGACCTGGAACAGTGAATCACTGTTGAGCGGATCAAGCCAGCTCGCAGGGTTGAACATGTTCGTGATGAACGACAAGCCGGGCACGAAAAGTCTTGCGAGATTGACGATGCAAGACATGAACAGCACCGTGCGAATCGGTCCCGGCATGATCCACATCTTCGGAAGCTGGACCTCGGGCATCAGGAACGGTGAGGCTGCAAACAGCAACCGTTTCGCATGTTCCCGGTTTGAAACCGCAAGCAGCTCAACGGTACTCGTGCCGTCGTCGTGGCGCTGAATGTTGATCGTGTGAATCTTTCCGCCCCAACGCTTTCGGCAGTCGGTGGGGTTAAGAGGATTCTTATCGATGATCAGGTGCAAGTCCTCTTCGACTCGCGTTAGGTTGACCATGTAGTCGACAAGCCAATTGTCGTACCGCACAATGTATCTGGCGGTACCAGAGTCCATCATCAGTTCCTCGAACTCGGCAGACATTTCGCCTGTCAGTTCGCCGACGAGGTTTAAGTTCTTGTCCGCCAAGCGGAATAGCGGACGCTGACCCGCCGAGCGTTCGATGATGTCCCGCTTGTTGCGCATATAGTTAAATGCCCCAGTGGGATTCAACTTACCGTCAGGGCAGCCGTTCAACCCTTCGGTCGAAAAGATCGGGTCACCAAGAGGATTCGTCCACAAATTCGTAAACTTCAACGGTAGCTCTGCACCCAGATTGTCAATTGGGTTGAGCTGGAAGCCGAATAGGGTCTCGGTGACGGGCATTAACGCGACCTCTTGAATCGCTGCGACAGCCGAGCGACGATCTGCGCGTCGGGGTTGTTGGCCTTAACATGTAGGTGTGCCACCGACATTGGAGGAACCTGGTACAGGAACCGTATGTACTGCCGCAACCAAAGTGCTTCTCCTGAAAGGGCTTTCGATGGCACCAGCAGGAAGCTGAGTAGCCCCGCTGCGCGTAGCACCTTGTAGAATTCGTCGTCGTGCGGATCGTTCTCTGACAGAAGGGTTTTCCGTGTCGGGTCGGTGTCGACTGTGATCTGGCCGTCGCTGGCGAAGATAGGGCCAACCTCGACGTTGCGCTCCAAGATGTTGTCCTGAACGAAAACTGTTCCAGCGCAGTCGGTTAGCAAGTATTCGACATAGCTGCCTATGTCGCCCATATTCGGGATGGCAAGCACCCCATGGTAAAAGCCGTCCGCGTCTGGTGCGCCTGCCTTGGCCGCGAGCCAGGGGTCGGTGATCAACGATGGTGTGCTGTAGTACGGTACGGGAGCAATCCAGTTGATGTCCCACATTGCCTGGTTGTTGTCGTAGGCAACTGGGTCCATCTTCTGTGCTGTGTCAACAGTTTTCATTGGGAACACACGAATCCAGCGCCAGCCAGAGAACCGCGTGAACACACCAAGCCATCCGCCTAACTGTTCGTCCTGGCCTGCCCACCAATGCTCCTCAGATGCACGGTAAGCAATGTTATTCATGCCCGGTCGGCCAATGAACACACGCATATTGATCTTGCGCGCAAGGTAATTCACGCGTTCGATGGTTGCGCCGAACTGGTACGCCGATTCCGTGACAACCTGCTCGAAGAACAGGTGATGCTCGCCCTGCAGGTTTTGGGCGAAGCGCACACCTTCGCGTCCCGCGTTGGGTCCGTTTAGGTGAAAGACGTTGCCCTTGAAGTCGATATAGACCATCACCGTTTCCATTGCCTGCAACGGATACGGCACGTCTTCGATATGTTCGTATGTCGCAAGGACTTCCGGGCGCAGATAGTCGGCAGCCGGAATCCTGAACATCGGTTGTGCTGGGATCGGAATCGCTTGTGTCACTGTGGCATTCCTCCGGTCTGCCCGTGCAGAGAGGCGTTGTTCGAGTTCTGCAATTCATGTACCGGCGCAAGCACTTTACTTGGATCAACATCGGACGCCACGTGAATTGAGTTGTCGTTGTTGACAATTCCCGGTCCTGGTGCGGGTCCAGTACCCTGCCCGCTGGCGATGGGCAGTGAGCCTGGCACAATGTTCGGCCCGTTGCTTACGCTGGCTTTCGGAAGCGAAAGGCCAAGGGAGCCAGTGAATCCCGAGAGTATGTCACCGATGCCGCTGCCGCCGCTTTGCGCACCCTGGAATGGTCCCGCTTCGGTTGTCTTACCTGAGATGATCGCGTCGCTCCACGCGTTGGCGGTTCCCATCGCCCAACCAGCTACTCCCGTAAGGAGTTTCACTGCACCCCACTCCCACGGTGGCTTGGAGAACAGGTCACCAAACCCAAGTTCTTGTCCTATACCGGATAGGAACGAACTGCCGAGCTGCTGGAATGCAGCCTCACCGACCGCATGCGGCTGCTGGGAAGCTGTTGTGCCGCTTGGTTTCTTGTACGCTCCCTCTGCCTCCTTGCGTGTCGCGGTAGCAATGTCACCCTGAGCTTCACCGGCTTCACGCGTCGATTTCGCCAAAGTGGCCGTGGCATCGTCTAATTGCTCGTTGAGCTTCTTACGCTTATCGGGCAACTGCGCCTGCTCTGCCGGTGTCAGCGGGTACGGTTTACCGAACGCGTCGAGCTTGTCGGACACGCCAACATTAGCAATCTTTGCTTTCAAATCGTCTACAGCCCTCTGGTTTACGACAACCTGATGGTCGAGGTCTGCCTTGCGGTCGTTGGCCTCCCGCACAGCCTTAGCTAAGGCTTCTCGCTGGTCGGCTGTCTCACCACCATACGCACCGTAGCCGCCGTATTGCCCTGGCATGCCAGGGTATTGGGATGGCCCGTAATCGCCCCCAGATGGTCCGCTAGAGAGCGGCTGAGTAGCGGCCCATGCCGAGGGTGTACCGGCCTGGCTGCTGGCTACACCGTAGCTCGCGATTGACGAGGCGAAGTTCTGCAATCGTTGCTTCTCCTCGGGGGTGTAGCTGCTACCGGACATGTCGGCGTGTCCCTTTGGCCACCAGTCGATTCCGCGATTGTAGCCGCTGCCCTCTTGGTGACCGGCGTAGGTGCTGGCTTCTACTCCGAACGCTGCGCCGACAGCGTAAACCCATGCGGGGAAGCCACTTTGGCCTTGCCGTATGTCGGTTCCCTTTGGTAGGCCATAGAATTCGCCGTAGGGAGACGTCGCGAACGATGTGTGAACATGTCCGGTATGTCCTTCCCAGTCTTTGCCGTAGTAACCCGGCTGGCTCGTACCGGGTCCGACGAATGCGCCACCCGCTTCACCTGTCTTCTGTCCGGTAGCGGTGTTGCTGTAAATGACTTGCAGGACACCGGAATTGCCCCTGTGTGGATCTTCGCCGACCTCGCCACCCGCTTGGAATCCTTTATGTAAAGCCGAAATGAGCCAACCGTGTTTGTCGACTGTATCTGTGTCCCATACATATTCGCCGGGTGTGAGCCATGCCGGTACAGTGTCGGTGCCCGACGGACCGCCCTTGGCGTGATACATGAAGTTGGCACCCGGCCATTGCCACAACGGACTGGAACCCTGTAGAAGCCCTGGCTGCCAACCACTTTCAGCGCCAGGATGCAGATCAAACAGACCGTGCGGCGTGCCGCCACGATAGTACGGATTCTGTCCGACTGTTGACGGATCAATGTAGCCTGGATCACCCGGTGCTGCCCAGTTCGGGTCGAGAGGTATCGGACCGCCATGCTGGAACGCGTGCACGCCTTTCCGGTGAGCACGCCATGGGTCGAACGGGAACCATGGTTCGGACGGGAAGTGGATATCGTCGCGTCCCTTGGGGCCGCCCGGTCCCCAGCTAGGTCCGCCGGTGATGCCTCTGCCTGGTATGTCGGAGCGGGTTGGGTTGCGCCCGAACGGGTCTCGTGGTCCCCAGCCCCAGTGTGTGTCGCGTGGGTCTTGGGAGATTTCAGCGGTTCCGATGGGTCCGCCTAACTGTTTCCTCTCGACGTAGGTGTCGCCGTTTTCCCAGGCTTTTGGTCCTTGACCGGCTACGGTGCCCCAGCCGTTGAGGATTCGTTCGGCGATAGCGATCTGTTGTTCTTTTGTTGCCTGGTAAGCATATTGGGTGAATGCGAGTCCACCGAATTCGTACCAGGTTTCTGGCTTGATTTGCAGTCCGCCGCCCAAAGGTACTCCGGTAGTGAATATCTTGTTCCATTCGCCGCCAGATTCCTTCTGCGCGATGGCATCCCAGTCCGCGTGGTGTCCGCCCGGCCCTACGGGTGGCCCAGGTGCGGGTGCGGCACCGCTGCCACCGCCGCCGCCTGGACCGGGGAACCATGGGGTGTTTGGGCCTCCGAGGCCGAAGCTACCGCCCGGTCCCGGCATGCCGAAACCTGGTGCGCCGAACCCTGTTTCGCCTGGACCACCTAGGCCAGTCCCTAGGCCGGTTCCGACTTGTGTGGGCATGCGGCCAGCGGCGTCCGCGATTTCGTCCCAGTTGTCTTTAATTTCGCCTGTGTCGTATTTGATGTTCCGTACACCATCGGCCAGTGTCTTCGCCATGTTGCCGATTTTCGACGGATCGAATTGGGCGGTCATCACTAACAGATCTTTAGCGTCTTTGAAATGCCCTGAGAGAGCAAGGAATCCGGCTCCCGCAGCAGCGAGCGTAGTAGCGACTGGCTGGAACATGAACAGCAGCGCCTGCGCGAAAGCGCCACCCATTTCTATGGCGTTGGCGATCCACTCTTGGATGGTGGGCAGCAGCTCAATCAGCTTGTCGCCCCAGCCTTTTATCTTCTGAATGATCTCGGTGTGGTGTAAGGTGAACCAATTGGAGATTGAGTTAAGCCCTGTCAGGGCAGCGTTTTTCGCTGCATCACCGAACGGCTTGAATGCGTCTTCGGCTTTGTGTTTGAATTCTTCGACCTTGTTGCCCAATGTTGCTGTCTGGTCAAGGAATTCCTGCGTGCTGGCTGTGGTGGCGCTGAAAGCGTCTGGCGCTTGGTTGATTATGTCGAGGTAGTTCTGCACAGCATCTTTGGCGACGATCCAGTTGCGCGCACCGAACAATTTCTGAGCCAGATCTTGCCCAGCGGCGGTGTCCCCCAACCTATTTAGTTCTTCACCGGCATGTCGCATGCCGTCAGAGAATGAAACGCCCTCTAGGCCAAACTCTTTCATGGCCATCGCCATGCCGGTCATGGCTTGGCGTCCCGGCTCGCCCATCGCCATGAGTTCAGCCGTAAACTTGCCTGCCTGTTCGATATTCAGGCCAGCCTCATGCAAGGTGATTGCTACGTTACCGGACAGCGACGAAGCCAGTTGCCCCAAATCTTGACCGGACCCGCGTGCGCTTTGCAGCAGTGAGGCTAGTGCTCTATCTGCTTCCTCCGCAGGCACTTTGAACGCACGAAAGGAAGACCCAAGGTCGGTTGCCCGCAGCGTGGTGTACCGGCCTTGGAGTTCTGTGACGTTGCGTACCAGGCTTTGGATGTCTTCACCTTGCACACCCATGATGGACGACAGTTGCGCCATCGTCTTGCCCACATCGTTGCCCGCAACGTCTAGTGTTGAAAAGATATGTTGCGCAGCGGCTTCCGTCTTCTCGAAGTCTTCGCCGGTAGCGGTCGAGAATTCGTGAATCTGGATGCCTATGTGTTCGTATTTCTCTCCTAACTCAACTGCTGCTTTGCCTAATTCAACTGTGAGTTCGATGGATTTCTCGAACCCCTCCGCTACTGCTTCTACGAAAGATTCGACGGCGTGGACCGCGAGCTGTGCGCCGATAACGATTGCGCCACCCAGGATTCCGGCCATGATCTTGCCGCCGCTGGCGACCTTGCCCATCTCTTCGGACAGCGCCGCGTTCTTGGTGTTGTAAATATCAAGTGCTCCACCGGCTTTGGCTTGAGCTTCGGTGAGGGTGTTCTGCGCTGTCGTGTTCTCCCTGATGAGCGGGATCATGAATGAGGCTTTGTTGAGCCCGAGTTCGCGAGCTGCAGCTAGCTTTCCCTCTGCCTGGGTGGCGCGTGCCTGTGCCTCCGAGAGTTTGTCAAACTCAGTGCGGTACGCCTGGAGTGCTTGTGTTGCTTCGCCTTTGAGCTTCTTGACTAGCTTCTCGTCTACGTCGCTGCTGAATTTGTCGAGGAATCCTGATGCACCGTAAGGTAATTCAAAGTGCCTGAACTCGTTGGAGATTGACTTTTGTAGCTTGGAGCCGAAGCTGGACCCCATAGCTTCTGGTGACGCGCCGGAGTTAAAGCCTTGCTCGAATTGACGTTTCGACTCCTGACCGGCCTTGCGCATCTCTTCGCCCATGTGCGAAGTTTCCGGCATAACCGGAACCCATAGTGCTGCAAGGTTGATCTCGTTGCCGTGACCCGGTGTGGTCATTCCTCAGCTCCCTCACGCGCTATCCGTTGGCGCTCTTTGAGTTTCACCGTGAACTCGTCAACGGGCGCAGACTCAAGCACAATTCCCTTGTACGGTGGCAGGGCATCGAATTCGTTGTACGGCTTAACTGGAGTCGAATCAACCCGTGGCCGAGCGTATCTCGCGTTCAGATTGAGCAACCCGGCCTGCTGTTCACCTAGATTCGCAATCAGCTCGTCGGTTCGTGACCAAGCGTTGGGATCATAGTGATGGACAGCAGTACCGGGCGGTGCAGCCAGGACAACCGAAATCAGTTCGCAGGTAGTGAGATTCACCCCTATGTCGTCAGCGTGATACCCCATAGCGAGTAGGTCACGCTCGACAGCATGCCAGTGGTTCCTGATGGCCGCTGCGAGCGCGATCATTTCCCCGCTGTAACAGCGCCTTTCGGGGTACCGCCGCGCAGTATCCGCATCGCCTCGAACCACTCATCGAACATCTCGAAATACTCTTTGTCAGGCAACATCTGAGTCTGACGCTGAATGGCTTTCGGAATCTTCGCCCGGTCCATCCATCGCCAAGTCTGATTCAGAAGCGGAAGCTGCGCGATGTCGAAATGCCACAGCTTGTCCGGTACTTCAAACCCGTCCATTGCCAACAGGATTGGGTCGCCACCACCTTTGGGCTGATACGAGTAGACTCGTACAGTCTTTGGGTACGGCGACTTCGCCTCTGCAGCAACATCATCGGGCTTGGGCAGTTCGACGTGCAGCTCGGGCGGTCGATTCTTAGCCGAGTTCGCCCGTGTGCCAACCTTTTTCGCCGCTGAACCGGCCATGATTACGTGGTCACCCCGTCGTTGATGTAGAGGTACCCGTGGTTCTTGTTGCTGTCGGGGTACGCCTTGAGCGTGCATTCGATGGTCATGTACGCCTTGTGGGTCATGTCGACCTCGCCGACCGTCACAACGCGACCGATCGGAATAACAACGCGCACAAGGTTTTCCGCGTAGAACCCGTCGAACACCCACGACCTGGTGTCGAGAAGATTCGGGTTCAGCTTGACGGCGATTTCCTTGCCGTTTGTCGAAGTCGCCGGTACGACAGAGACATTCGAGATTCCATACGCCGCCGCGAGAACCTCGGTGTTGCGGAACTGCATGAGCCGGAACGTCATTGTCCGGTCATACTGGGTTTGCAACGTACCGGCCAGGTCGCCGCCCCACACAAACACGTCTGTGGTAGAACGGGTTTCACGCTGTTTGAGTCCGTTGTCGTCGGCGAAGCCGAGGTCGACAAACGCGCCCGCTGCACCGTCGAGGATGGCGTAAGACGTTGTGGGGAGCGCCGTTCCGATGGGAGCCCACAGGATCGAGCCGGATGTGCGTGGTGATGGTGCCAGCAATTCGAGAACATTGTCAGCGGTAACTGGTGCAGTCATTTTCTGTTGCCTTTCATTGTGTTTTGGTATTCAGTTGTGTATTCAGTTGGTATTCAATTAGATTGGGTGACCAGCCACCCGCCACGTCAACGCAGAACGATAACGCGGAAGATCAATATCGGGGTTTGGTATCTGCTCAGAGCCCATCGCATTTACCAAACCGACTATGTACCAACTCATTACGGTCAGCCCTTGCACTGCTGTCCCGTACGCCATGACCTTGTTGCTGATGTCGGCAGCTTCGGCCTCGACCGGCGAGTAGGCATGCAAGACCATCGAAACGTCCCACTGCGCCAGGCCGATTCGGTTACTAGGTGCGGCCTCGATGGTGAGGAATCCGCTCACTGTGTCTTTGTCGTCAGCGGGTTTCGGCAGCCGGGAATCGACTGGTGTTGGCGCAAGCAAAGGCGTGAAGTAGTAGATGCCGAGATCCTGCACGTCTGGCGGAAGTAGCGGCGGCACAACGTAACTCGTCATTTACCACTCATTCCCAACGCTGCTTTGAGTAGCACGGCCTGCGACAGTTCCTCGTGGATTCCTTCACGATTGAACGGTGCGACATAGAATCGTGGTCGCTGAGTTTCTTTCCGTGTCTGCGCGTAGACCCGGAAGTTGCCGCTCCCGGTGGCGGCTTTGAGTTCTTCTGCCTTTGTGTGGCAATACATTTCGACTCGTGTCATGTGACGAATCTTCTGGTCGATCTCGGCTGTGATACCAGCGTCGTAGCCGCCGCTGAGATCTACGTGCATAGTGAAACCGCCTGCGTCACTGTGGAATAGGTCAGCCATCTATGTCACCCGCCTTATCAGCACCGAACCACCGAACATGTCATCGTATTCGCTCATGATCTGCAAGCCGTCGCCCCAGCCTTGGAAGTCTGGGAGTCCTTGCACGACAAAGGAAACGCCGTTGATGAGCACGGTGTCTCGCTGTTTGTACACGCTCGGGTCCGGTACGTCCATGAGTAGGTCGGTGATGCTGCGATCCAAGTCTTCGAGGTTGATCGGGTCGGGTACGGGACGCTGCCATCTAGCGGGAAAAATTTGAAATACCTTACGCTCTATGGGATCTGACAAAGTTCCCTCTTGTGAACTGCCGTGCCTACCCGTCGAAGCAGTGTTCTCTATGAATACCCGGTGCTGCACAACGACTTCCGCCTCAAGTACTGACATGTCGCACCTTGCGTTTCAAGTACTTATATGCGGCCAACAATAGTGCCGGATCGTCTTTCAACGCTCCGATAGCTCTATTACAACTCTGTCCTCGCACCTGCCCTGTTTCATGATCATGGTCAACACACAATATTTCAGGCTCACACTCACATATGGCACACAAACCATACTGTCGCTCAAATAGCTTGTCGTACTCCATTTCGGAAATGCCGTAACGATTTTTCCACTTGTGAGCACGCGTCAAATCAAGATTGGCAGCCTTCCAAGCGTTGGTGCGCTTGCGTACACAAGCCCTGCACTGGTTACGTCGCCCATAGAACTCGGAGACCGGCTGCACCACTTTGCATGTGATGCACCGCTTGCCCCTCTCAGCTTCAAGCACAGCCACTTTCAGACCCTCATTACTCTGTATGGCCCGAGGCGGTTCTTTTGGTCGTCAGAGAGGACGACGCCGAACTCTCCGAACGTCATTCGAGTTGGCCCGCGCTGCATGTCTGTCACGATTCCGGCTGGCTTCTCAAGCACACGCCCGGTCAGCTCGTAACCTACTTCCGCAACAGCTTTCGGTAGTTCCGTGAACCCGTGTGTCATGTCAACCCAGACTTCGTGTCCGCGAGCGCGCCGACCGGCATACCCGTAGTACTCGATGTAGCCACCCGAATATGCTTGCCACACTTCGGGACTCAGCTCTGCGCCGTTAAGCCTAAATCCTTCAATAGAAACGAGGTTCAACGTCGGTAGCATGATGATGCCGTGGTTCCCGATTATGGCTGGCACGTCGGTAACTGAAATTTCTGGCGCGATGTGCCATCCGCAGTAGTCGCGTATCGTGTCGCCGACAGCACCGAGGAACCAATCCTGGTCCTTCGCTTGGAATTTCGCGAAGTCCACCGGGTTGAGCAGCGGGTCAACAGTCATGGACGTGGCTTCCGCACGACAACCGTACGTGGTTGCCCATCGCCGCCGTCAGTGCCGGGGAATGTCGAAATCACGTCTACCGCAGTGTCTTCGCCGTATTCGTGGGTGATTTCGAGGTCGCCGTCATCGTTCTCGTAGGGCCATGTTCCTGGCATATTCTGTTGCCTCTCAGTCGAACTGATCCATGTGGATCAGAGTGCCATGGTACCGGGGAGACGACCAATCGACCCGGTACCACAGCAGCCCTGTTCGTAAAGCGCTGCGCTTTACGCGAATTGGACGATCTCGAACAGCTCGGGACGCTTCACCTGCAGACCTGCACGGATCTCGGCTCGCATTGTCCAGAGGTTCTGCTCGAAATCAAACCCGTTCATGTTGGTTACGTCGACACGCATGCCACCGCGACGGAGGATCTTACCACCGTCTCGGAAGTCACCAACAATCGGAAGCCCAAGCGGCTGAACAGGAGTCGAGACGACTCGCTTGTTCCACAGCGTGAGACCATCTTCGATACCGACCTGACCGTTGTTGGCGGCTAGACCGTAGTTGGTACCGAAGAACGAACCACCGAGGTACTGCCCGTTCGCATCCTTCGCCAACCGGATTGTCATCCAGTCGGTTGGGTTGAGCAGCATAGCATCCGGCTCGAAGAAGTACGTCACCCGAATGTCGGTAACCGCCTGCAGCAGCGCTTCAGCAGCCGCCGTGCCCTTGGTGTAATCGCTTGGGAGAGTGTACTTGCGGCCTGGTGTGATGCTGGCGACCGTCTCGCTGGTCGCACCGGAACCGACGCCGCCGCCGATCACGACAGCGGTAACCGGAGTGACTACCGTAGGTGCCAGGAACCCTGACGGGTACGCCAGACCACCGGCTGCCTCGTTGCGGTTGAGCAGTCCGTTGATGCCGGGCATGCCTGTGCCAGCAAGCAATTCGACCTCGAACTTGCGTGACACGCCGAGCACGCCGTCCTGTTGGACTAGCGCCCAGAACTGCGGTGCGTCCTCGATTGTTTCGTCGGTGACGCGTTCCAGGTTGGTGATCTTCCCGATGGTGTCCGTATACCGTGCCACGGCAACGGAACTCGTCGGCTTGGTCGCACCTTCCGGGGTGGCTGCCGCGTTGTTCGTCATACCGGTCTGCTTGACGTAGGACACCACTCCAGCGCTGACCGGGACGCCGGGGAACAGCGACTCAATCACGTTGGGGTAGAACCGAAGTTCGGCGATACCCGGCTCGAATTCCGGCTCAACCAGTGTAGCCGCGCCACCACCGGACAGGAAGTACGCGCCCGGTGCGGGCGTTCCTGTAGGCGGAACCGTTGTGCCGGTTGCGGTTACACCCTGCAACCCTGCGACACCCTGTGCTTTCTCGTGAAGCTGGTACTCGGAGTCCTCGGGTACTGAAACAGCCCACGGATCACTAACCCGTTTCAGGGCGATGTCGAACGAGAATGATCCCTGATGGCGACCGTCTCCTTCACCTGAAACGATGTTGCGGGCGTTCTCCGCAGCCATCTTCTGGAGACTCTTGTACCGCGCCCAGTTCTCCTTGGCCCGTTTGACTTTCAGTGATTCCGGTACCTGCCGGTCGGGTGGGGCACCTTCGCCGGGGGCACGGTCGGCACCGTCACGGATTCCGAGCGCAGCGTTGTACGCCTTGATTCCGTCGCCGATTTCCTTGTCCTCGGTCTTCGCTTTCTCCATGTAGGTGGAGAATTCAGCGACGGTAATGTCGCCGCTGTCAACAGCTTTCAACTTCTCTGCGACGGTGTTCTTGAGTTCCACCGACCGCTGCTTGAGTTCCAAGACGTTAGGCATTTTGTAGCTCCTCTTCTGTGTATTGCCTTGTCTCACTGGTGATTTGGAACGCAGCGGCCTTGGCTTTTGCAAGTGCGGCTGCTTCATCATTCGCCGGGTCAGCTTGGGGGTCAGCGTCTTTCGACGGTGCCCCTTCCGGTGCCTGCGAAAGTCCTTTGATTTCAACGCCCGTCAGATTGCTGATCATTTTGAGCGTTTCGGCGACCGCCTCTTTGACGACGGCCTCGATGACTGCTTTTGTCTCGTCACTCATCTCATCGAACGACTTCGATTCCAGCACAACAGCATCGGTGTTGGACGGCACGTTGACAAACGAGGCATTGATCAGCTCGCGTGACACACCCTTTTGGGTTTTCTTCTCCCGAAACGCCGCCGACAGGTGCCGTAAGTGCTTGCCGTTGACCAGTTTTCGGACCTGTTGCGCGTAGTCGGTTTCAGCGTATGTGCCGCGAACATGGATCTTGTTGTCCGCCTCCATCGTTGGTGTGCCGCTGCCAACCGTAGACAGGACATGACGGTTGTCATGATCGCCGAGAATCTGAATGTGTTCGGGCAGTGGGGTTTCCCATTCGTCGGCCCAAAGCTGTTCGCCGTCACGGTCCAACCTAGGGGAGGATGCGATGACGTGCAGTGTGCCGGGTCCGCTTTCATCACCTTCGACGGGCACGACTTCTGCCGCCATTGCTTTGGTTTGAATGTCCATGTGCCCCTTGTCCTTATCTGCGTCGTTGGCGTGTAGCGCCGCGAGCTGCTTGTCAGCATCGGCCTCGCTGTCGTGTGTTCCTTTCACATCGCCGGTATCAGTATTGACGACGAGAATCTTGTTACCCTGCTTGCGTTTTCCGAATGGCATTTTTTTACTTCGCCTCCATCAAAATATGCAGGCAAGCAACCTGAATGTCTTGCCTGTCACTGGGATTTCGTTCCATGTACTGGTGCGCAACCTCGTCCCAAGCTTTGCCACGGCCTAAACCGGCAAAGATCTGATTCTTATACCACTTACCCTTATCCGTAAGTGCCGGAACGCGTTTCGGCAAATCACCCTGCGGGTTCGGGTTGTCGTTGTTGCTTGGGTGTCCGCTCGGAAGTGCAAGCGCCCCAGGCGTTGTGGGCGGTTCTGGCGGATTCAGCACTAGCTCAAGAGGTTTCATCGCCTGGTTGCCGAACAGTTGGTCAGCGTCCTTGCCAGCATCCGAAAGGCCAAGCCATGTGCGACCTTCGGACGGCTTGAGTACAAACGATTGCACAAGCTGCACGATGGCCGGTGCCAGTACCTCAATGTCGGCACGTAGCTGGTTGTTAACGTCGAAACGAAATTCCTTGGGTCCGTTGAATTCTGCGCCGACGTAGAAGTCGAATGTGGATTCGATGTCTTTGAGCCGGTGGTCGATGCTGGCCTTGTACACGTCTTTGGTCATCGGCTCGTAGCTGGTCTGCGTGGTGTTGTCATTGATCTGTGCCGCAGCGGGATTCAGATCGTAGACCTCGAAACACTCACTGCGATTTAGCTTTCGGGTCTCGATGTACTGCATCTCTTCTGCGTCGAGCTGCATACGGGTGGCGGTCACATCATCCTCCAGCAGCATTACGCCACCCGCACCCTCGACACCGCCAACAGACTGCACAGCCGCCTCTAACCGCTTAAATCCCGCCTCCCCCAACACCTTTGGGGTTGACAGCACGTAGCTTGGGCGAAGCATGTTGTCGTACAACGACTTTGCAGCTTTGCGTGCCGAATCTTCGTTCATGAGAGTCTGTCTCAGTGGTTCCATACGGGACAAACCACGCATGGTGTTGTCGGGATTGTAACGGCGGAACGGTACGATCTCCGACTCGGGGAACCACATATCTGGCATGCCGGTAAAACCGTATTGCAGCACCCCGTTGTCGTCACGGTGAATGTAGGTATTGACGGGATGCATTGGCACGAAGCCCATTACCCTACCCCTGGAACCGTCGCTGGTCGGCACCCGGTTCTTGACGAGGTATGCCTCGCCGTATGTTTCGTATGTGGTCGAAATCCAGTGGTAGAACTTGAATCTCGGCAGTGTGGAGCACGGGTTGCGCATGAGTTGGGCGTACGGTCCCCGGCGATCCAGCACGTCTCCGCTTTCTGGTGCTGTATCATAAACTCCGACAGTGAGTTTCGCGATCAGGTTGGCTATCTTGTCGATTGCAGTGAACAGGTGCGGCTGCACACGGTACATCAGCCCGTAGGTTGCGACCTGTGTCTGTAGCTGAATTCCGGTGCGGGGCGCGAAGTATGCCTCGTTTAGTTGTGGCGCTGTCTCCGCGAACGCTGATTGCGCTAGCGTGCGGAATACGCCGCTACTCATCAACATTCGTAGTCTCCTGAATCTCTTGGTAGTACAGGATGTTTCGGTACGGCACATGCAGCGAACCTGGCGCTGCCTGCACCACAGCGCCGCCAGGGTTAGTCGGCGTGATCCGAACATCCTCGAAAGTCCAACGGTCCCAACGCTTTCTGGTACATAATGCTATGAAAGCTCCCTCGTTATGCTTAAGAGTTACTGCATAACGGTGTGCTTTTGTTATACGGTAGGCAACGAGATACGCGGTCGCTGCCATAGTGGCAACCCAAAGCGCAAGCACCGTAAGAACAATCAGGGCAATCACATATTCACCTTGCCACGAAACGACGTGCGTTGATCCCGTACAGTACCGACTTCACGCAGCATATACGGGTCATTGCCGGGACCATGGCTTGGGGCGTAAGGCTTTTCGCCGTCGATGGTGTAGAACTCCATCGCCTCGTGCAGCTCGACCAGGTGTATCTGCTCGAACAGCCAACGCCGCCATGACCTTTCATCGTACGCTGCAGGCGGCACCGGGAATAAGTGTGCGACCCTTCGCATTTCCTTCGGGTTGTAGCTATTGGGAGTGAGAATTGTGATGACGAGTGTGTGACCCGTCGAGCCCTGGCCGCGTTCCAATGCTGGGTCCAGCTCGAAATCCCAATTCTCTTTGTACGTAAGGTTTTCCACCAGCCAGTCCAGCGTCTCTGGGTATTCCGCTTGCTGGTGCATTAGGTCGTCCATCAGAATCCTCGTCTCTGTATCACTCGCACTCCGCGTGTGGCATAGATGCTGACCTCTTCGGGTAGGTGGTCCATACCCCATACGCCACCGATGACACAGTACAAAGGTGCTGTGTCCGTTGGTGATCGGCGTATGTCGACGCGCCAGCCGCCGCCGGGGTTTATCAGTGGTATAGCGGTTGCTGCTGCCGCGTCCAGCCCTTTGTGCGACAGGTGTTCGATTGCCTTCTGCGACAAGCGATCCGTGATGTCAGCGTGTGCTGCCTGCACGTCGGGTCCGCCCCACTCGATGAGTGGCAGGCGTGCCTCTTCGCCGTTGTCGAGTTTGGCATTGCGCAAGTCTTCCAACAGGTTAACTGTCGGTGCGCCACCTTCGGACCGGACGACGATACCCTTGTACGTTTCGCGTGTGTCGATGAGATGCCTTACTACCCAGTCGATTCCAGGCTGATCCATCGAAATACCAACCACCGCAATATCTTTACCGTCTTGCACGTATCGCCCGCAACGGGCTATGAACGCAGCATCTCGGCGTGTCGAAACTTCCACACACACAACGATTTCGGCGTCCTCACCCGGTGTGGCATCATCGTCTCTTGTTGCGTCCCAGGTACCTTCAGGGAACGGCCCACCCTCTGCGCCTGCCACGAACCGGCACAGCACCTCCATGTCATACTCCAGAGGTGGCGTACTACGAAGCGCCGCAAGCAAACTGCGTGTCGTCGGGCAGTTCATCGTAACCTCGTCATGATTCAGCGACGGGTTCGCCTGCGCAAGAGCATCCATGTCGGTTCGCTTAGCGTCGGGCGGTGCCGACCACTCAAACAAGGCTGTCGTGATTTCGTCCCAGCCAGCGGGTAGGTCAACATCCTCGATCCCGGCCCACAGCTCCGAATCGCTACCCAACAGTTCCGCGTCGTCGTCACCGTCAGGCCAGCCAAGTTCCTTGTGCGCCAACGCTCTCTGATACCGCAGAACAACCCCCAACGCGTCACCAGCGTTCGAGAATGCGAACGCCTGCGCCAACGGGCGGGCGTTCATCGTGTTAGTGACAGAAGCCCACGAATCGAACGAATGATGCTCCCGCAGTTCATCTAACAGAATCAAGTCACCGGGGAACCCACGGGCACCCTTACGGCTCGCAGCCGCTACCCGATACTCGCAACCGTTGTCGAGGTTAAAGTACTTGGGATGACCGAAGTTTCGTTCCTCGATCATCTCGTTGAGGTCGTCTTGCAGCTCGGCGAGCGCCAGGCAGTCTTTCCATGCCTCTTCGCTGCGGTCCAGGCTTTGCGCTGTTCCGATCACCAGACCGGATTCCAGAGAGTACATGTGCCACAACGCCAGAATGTTCTCTACCGTAGTCTTTCCGTTCTGGCGTGCAACCATCGTGATAATGATGCGGAAGCGGTACAGCTTACCGGTCTCGTCAAGTTCGAGCGCATGATCCAAAAGCCATTCCTGCCAAGGGAATAGCGTGATCCCAAGAATGTCGTTCGCGAACGCCCTCGCCGCCTCCCCGTCCGTGAAATCCGCTAACAGTTCACCTGTCAGCGGATTCACGTGCGAGTCAAGCGGTTTCGTGTAAATCCTCGGCGTTGTCTTACCGAGAACCGTTGCGGGCATGCTAATACCAGTAGCGTCTACCGCCGACCGGGCGACCAGTCAGGCTGAGCAGCCACAGGATGATTCCGACGACGAGCGCTATCCAGCCGAGAACCGTTACCACATACTCGATTCCGGGCGGTACCGGAACAATGTAGGGCAGTAGCCACGCGATGAGCAGTAGAACTATCCCGGCGATGATCATGACAGCTTGTTGGCCTTGCCGGTCGGGTCTTCGCCGACGTGCTTACGTTTGTTTGGGTCGTTGCTGTTGTTGTCCCACTGCGTGACTGGAACTCCCCGCGCGTTTAGTTTTGCGCGCTTTGGTGCGCTTGTCGCGACTCGCCCTGATGCTTTCGACTTTGTCGACGCCGCTGACGCGTTGCTCACCGACGTTTCCGCTGTCCGAACCTCTGTCTCGCCCATCGGGTTTCCCTCTCTTCATGTGTGGATGCTGTTGTGTCCACACGTCTTTGGATACTTCTTCATCGTTGATGAAGTGCCGAGGTGTGCCATCGTCGTCGTAATGCACGTACAGATTGTTGATCGTCATTATGCCCGTTTCACTTTCGTCAGAGCACCTACCGTAGCCAACCGACCGCCCGACTTCTTGCGGCCAGTCACACCAGCTTTCACCTTGTCGCCTCGCAACTCAGCCATCGTCGCCATCAGCTGCTTCATCGTAGAGTTATACAGCGCAATGACTTTCGGGTTGTCCGTCAGATCGTCAACCGAGCGTCCCAGGTTCTTGGCCGCAACAATCATCGTCGGCTTAGCGTCGGTGATCGCAGCGCATTCCTCGATGACAGCTCTCTCCATCTCACCTAAAGTCCTGCGTCCCTTGCGAACTGATCCACTTGGATCACTCTTGGCGTTGTTCCGCTGTACCCGCTTAGCGGCCAGCTCGTCAACCTTCTGCTTGTCGCGTAGCCGATACTCAGCCTGCTTCTCGCGGTTGTACTTTCGGCTTGCCGTCCGACACTTGGAACACTTACATTCCCACGGCTTTCTAGACCCACTCAGCCCGTGGGGTATAGGATCTCTCGGATTTCCAGTTACAGACACTCTCGTTGCTCGTTTCGGATACTTTCGGGTCGTCGTGAAAGTTGTTGTGCCACAACACATCTCATCAAGATCGATCATGCCTCTGACCTGCGCTTTTGAAGGCGTGCAACCGGCGTGAGCCTCTCCGCGAAAATCTCAGA